AAGACCGGGACGGAACTGCACCACCTGTTTGCCTTTGTCCGGCAGTGTTCCGTCGGTGAGATGGTACGCTGGTTCTATGACCTGCACGAGCGGATGCCTGAAGGGGTCATCTGCAATTATTACATCGAGGCCAATTTCCTTCAGGACATCCTTTTGGACGAATTCGATGCGGAAGGAAGGCTAAGGGGCTACCAGTTGCCCATACAGGCGGACAGGCGGAAGAAACCGGACAAGTTCGCACGCATCGAGGCGGTTTCCCCATTATGGGAACGCGGGTTCGTGAGGTATAACGAAAAAATGAAGGATGACCCCGATATGCTTGCCGGTATCGAGCAGACCCTTTCCATCGAGAAAGGAAGCCGCACCCATGACGATGCCCCGGATGCGGACGAAGGTGCCATCTACATATTGCAGAAACACACGAGAAAAAGAGAGTATCAACCGAGCATCGGCTTTCGCCGGAGCCCTAAAAATATGTGGTAACATGAATATATTCAATTCTATTGTGAAGTCAGTCCGGAACTTTATCCTGGACTATCGAGTGAAAAGGGCCGTCAGACTGGCCAAGCTGTTGTCGGAAACAAGCCGGAAAAAGTACCTGGTGCTTATGGTGGGCGGAATTCCGAAAGTATATTCCAAACAGGAGCTGAAGGCGATGATCAAGCAGCGGAAGTTTGTGAAGGGAACGACCATTCAGGATTTGGAAAAACGTGCAATCATTATCACTTGAACGGGGGAAGCCTATGTTTCTGACGGAAAATGACTATATAGTATCATCCAGCAACTCACTGAATGTCCTGCAGCAGAGTTCACCCGACAAGCGTGAAAAGGCCGAACGTATGGCATGTGAGGAAATAGCCGGCTATCTGCGTGGCAGATACGACACCGACCGCGTCTTTTCGATGCAGGGGGATGAAAGGAACGATGTGCTTGTCATGCGTGCCTGCGACATCGCACTATACCACCTGTCAAGCTGGCTGCCCGGTAAAATGGGACATGAGATAAGGAAGGAACGCTATGAACAGGCCATCAAATGGCTGGAGGGAGTCCAGTCCGGGAAAATCATGCCGGACTTGCCGACCTATACCGGGGAGAATGGGGAGGAAGATGCCAACAACCCGTTCAAATGGGGTTCTGAAAAGAAGAATACATATATCTGGTAGATTATGGGAAAAAGGAAAAGGAACAATTCAAATATGACGGTCGGAGGATATAACCTTGCCTTACAAAGCGACCGTCGCCGTCTCCGTGCCATGACCGTTGAGCTGAAGCTTCGGGCGGAGGCACTGACACAGAAGGACATGAAGTCATGGCGTCAGGCATGGCAGCGTGCCATCAATGTGGAGAATCCCCAAAGGGCTTCATTGTATGACATCTATCGGGATGCCGATGCCGACCTCCATCTCAGCGGATGCGTCGGGCAGAGAAAGGGATTTGTCCTGAAGAAAAGCTTCAAACTGGTGGACAGTAAGGGAAAACAGGATGAGGAAGCCACGGCGTTATTTGAAACGACCTGGTTCAAGAACCTGTTGGACCATATACTTGACAGCCGTTTCTGGGGACATTCGCTTATCCAACTGGGCGACCCGGTGGATATGGACGGAATCATGAAGTATGACGGGGTGGAACTGGTCAACAGGAAACACGTAATCCCTGAATATGGGGTTATTGTCCGTGAGCAGGGCGATGAATGGCAGCAGGGAATCCCGTACCGTGAAGGGCCGCTCTCCGATTGGGTGATTGAAGCAGGGAAACCGAAGGACTTGGGCTTGTACCTGAAAGCGGCTACGCAGACCATACCGAAGAAGAACATGCTGGCATATTGGGACCAGTTCGGGGAAATTTTCGGGATGCCGATCAGAATAGCCAAATCGACTTCACGTGATTCCGCGGAGCGGTCACGCATCGAGGACATGCTTTCCTCAATGGGTGCAGCCGCATGGGGGCTGTTCCCCGAAGGTACAGACATCGAAATCAAGGAAACGACCAGAGGGGATGCATACAATGTCTATGACAAGCGTATCGACAGGGCGAACAGCGAACTGAGCAAGGGAATCCTGAACCAGACAATGACCATCGACAACGGAAGCAGCCATTCACAGTCGGAGGTTCATCTTGAGGTATTCGAGAACGTCATCGAAAAGGACGCCGACCTCATCCGTGATATCGTGAACGACCAGCTGCTTCCGCGTATGGTGAAACACGGTTTTCCGGTAAAGGGGCTCCGCTTTGATTGGGACAACAGCGTGGACTATACACCCGAACAGCAGCTTGAGTATGAAAAGATGCTGCTTGAGCATTTCGAATGTGACCCCAAGCCTTTCGAGGAAAAGTACGGAATCAAGATACTCGGCAAGAAGGAACAGCAACCCGTCAAGCTGGCACAGCCTTTTTTCGACTGAGCCCCGTCCATTATGCGGGGCTGCATCAGAGAGCCTTGGCACTGTACGGTGAAGGCAGCATATCCCTTGCAGCGGAGGACATGCCGGGAACTGAAGGGATAACAGCCGCTTTCAACCGGGCTATGGAATGGCTGCACGGGAAACGGATTTTCGGGGCGGCCATGCTGAAGGAAAAGCCGGTACGGGCATTGATGGAAGAAACGGCCGCTTTCCTGGCAAAGGGAATTGAGCGGGGCATACAGGAAGACACGCCTTCCGAAGCGATGGTTGACAGCCTGCGTGAAAGTGCCGGAGTCTTTTCCGGATTCAAGACCTTTCACGAAATGAAGGAGGCCGCCGACCGGCTGTTGGACAAGGAGGGTAATCTGAAGACGTTCGAACAGTTTTCGAAGGACGTTCAAGGGATAAACAAAACCTACAACAGACATTACCTGAAGACCGAATACGCCTTTGCCGTACAAAGTGCGTCGATGGCATCCCGTTGGGAGGAACAGCAGGATGACGGAGGAGGTAGATACCTACTGCAATACCGGACAGCCGGGGACAGCAAGGTTCGTAAGGAACACCGCGAAATGGAAGGAATCACGCTTCCGCCAGACGACCCGTTCTGGGACAAGTATTATCCGCCCAACGGATGGAACTGCCGTTGTACGGTTGTGAAGGTACGTGCCGCCAAATATCCGGCAACGGACAGCAAGGCGGCCATGGAAGCGGGTGACAAGGCCGTATCCGGCAAACATGCCGAAATGTTCCGCTTCAATCCGGGTAAGCAGCGTGCGGCATATCCTGCCTACAATTCCTACACCATCAGCAAGTGCAGCACATGCACCAAGAACGGGCTGGAACTGGCGAAGATTCCGAGCAATGAACTATGTTCGGCGTGTGAAGTAATCCACCAATTGGTACAAAAGGAAAAGGGGAAAAGACTTACCAAAGAGGAAAGGGCGGAAATAAACGCTTCAGCATTAAAATGGGCGGACAGACATCTTCCCGAAATAACGCTGGAGGATGGCATCAAGGCCAAACGTTTATATGTCAAGAATAAAGCTTTGGGAGAATCAATAGCAGTCAACAAAGCTTTCTTCTCTGAAACTTTCACTAAAAACAAGAACAACCGGAGATTGGCGGAAACCATGAAACTGGCAACCCGAATTGAGGATTGGCTGCCTGAGGCAAAACACAAGGGTGTAGAAAAAGGAATACATCATGATTTCCATTTCCATATTTTTGAAGCAAAGCTTGATGGAGTCACTTTAGAATGTAAAGCCAAGATAACGACCGGGATTATTGCCTATAACGTAAGGATAAAGAAAGAGGACTGACCGGCACCCGAAGCCTGCACCCTTGCGGGCCGACATGAGAGTGTAGTCAATCCTCTTTGCAAATATACGGATTTAATTTGAAACCGCAACAATATGGACGGAAATTTTAAGAAAGAAGTGATAGACCGTTCCCTTGAGGACATCAAGGTTGATTTGGATGAGGAATTCGACCGCAATTTCCAACGCCAGGCATTCTTTGACGAAAAGCAATGGGCTGAACGGAAATACGATGACGGGGTGGGTACGCTGATGCAGCGTACAGGCGGATTGCGTGGCAGCGTCCGTTCACGGAAAAGGGGGATGGAACTTGTCTATTCCTCACACAAGCCATACGCACGTATCCATAACGAAGGCGGTGAAATCAAGGTTACCAAGAAGATGCGGGGGTTCTTCTGGCATAAGCTGAAGGAAACGGAAGGGAAATACGAATACCGGAAGGACGGTGAGAAACGGAACAACAAGCGGAACCGCCAACTTTCAAGCAAGGAGGAATTCTATCGGGCAATGGCTCTGAAGAAGGTCGGTTCGGTCATCAGGATTCCGGAACGCCGCTTCATCGGGCACGGCAAGAATACCGACCGTATTATCCGCGAGATAGTGGAAGGGAACTTCGAAGCATTCTGCAAACTTCATAAAATCATCAACCAATGAGAAGACAACTATACAATGACTTGAAGAAACGCCTCAAGAGGCTTATAATTGACGAACGTGGCGATATTATCTTCACGACAGAAGAATACATCAATTCAATGAAAGAAGCCGGCACGGAGCCTGATTTCGCGATAAAGCATTTCGGACTATGGAACAGGCAGGTGGAGTTCATAGAGGAGGAAGCGGTATTCCCGATGCCTGCCGTGTTCATCGAGTTCGGGAAAATCAGTTGGCGGCATCAGAAAGGAGGCCTTCAGGATGCGGACATTACAATCGGTCTGCATGTACTGACGGAAGCGGTTATGGAAGATTATGACGGCAGCGACTTCCATCTTGACTTGCTCGACAAGATAAACAAGTGTCTGCACGGCTTCAACGGAGAATGTTTCTCAAGTATCAGACGGACGGCATCCATCCCGTGTCACGACCACGAACAGATTCTTGACAACACGGAGGTCTTCCAGACGATGGGATACGATGTGTCAGGAGCTTCAAAGGAATTGGTAAGGCATCCTACACCGCCCGACATCCTTATCCGAAAAGGTTGAGCTGGACGACCTCCTGCTTCTGTATGATCTTCGGATTGGCAGCTGCATTGATGTAGTTGTAGAATGTCTTTTCGGAAATGCCATATACGGGCCAAATGTACCTACGCCAGATTTCCCGGTTGGAAAGCCCGGTTCTGGCGTATTCGTCGTATATCTGGTTGACCTCGATAACTCGTTTTTCGTATGAACAGCCTGCGTATGCCATGGAATTAAGGATTTGTACTGCAAAGTTATGCAGAAACGGGGCTACATCAAAACAAAAGGCCGGATAAATTAAATTATTAGTCCTTTTGTTAAGTTCCATACACAAAATATCTCTATTTTTGTAAATCAAAACTTTAATATTAGTTCAATATGGGATTTTTAAAAGAAAACAAAATTTTGATTGTGTTTTTATTTTTATCAACAGCTGTAGCGGTGTATGGGACATTTAGAGATGATCGGATTGGCATTTGGTGTATTGCCATTGGCCTTCTAATTACATTACTTCTTGGTCTATATGGTTATTATTCCTCTTATAAGGATAAAAAAGAGCTTGTAAATAAAATAACATCTTTAAAAAACACAAATGAAAGCCTTAAAAACGAGGTTAGGGTATTGCTTGATGAGAATGAGAAATTAAAAAAGGACCAAAAAACATTAGAAGAATCTTTAAACGTGGAGAGGGATTCTGAAGGTAATGTTGTATCACATCTAATGACGTGGGGAGAATTTTGATTAAATTTTATTGGGATTTTAAATAATATCATTAATTTTGCAACCAGAGAGGTGGCTGAGAGGCTTAAGGCGCCTGACTGATAATCAGGTGAACCTGTAAAGGGTTCCGGGGGTTCGAATCCCCTCTTCTGAAAACTCTTACAACAATATAAAAGCAGGCTTTCGCCTGCTTCTTTTTTTAAGGTGTCACAATCTCCGGCACATAAGCCGAAACGAAGGTCTTCACTTCATGCGATACAATCACACGTCCGGAACCGTTGCACTGCCAACAGGTTTCTCCCTCAAGTTTTCCTGTTCCTGAACATACTTTACATACCACCACGTGCGGTGCGATTGTTCTCTCACTGGTAGGTTCCGGCTTCTTCTCCACCGGTTCCTGTTTCTTTTTCTTTCCTAAAAATCGATTCAACATATTCAATTTATAATCTAAAAATTATACAATTTCATAATAACATAAAAAAAGACGCCTCAAAACACTTGATAACCTTGCTTATGAGCAATCAGAAAACCATAGCTGATTACTGTTAAAAAATATGAAATCAGGTATCAAGTGTCCTGCACAAAAGCCGGTATTTGTTCGAGCCTATCAACGTATCCGTTTCGGACGTGTTGAAAAAGTCCGTGAACATTGCCGGAGACGACCGAGATAGTTGTCTTGCAGGAAGTCATGACAGGGGGCTTAGTACCCTGTCATGACTGCTCATCAGCCACCCATTGAACCGTTACTACCGCCTTGAGTCTCTTGTTTCCCTTGCAGACGGGGCAAGTGACCTTGACACGTTCATTGAAGTCATCCCGTCCCCAGAACCAACCGTTCCCATGACAATGGCTGCAGGTGATTCCGTTGAATTCTTCCCGCTCTGTCGGATGTTCCTTCGGGAACAATGGAGGGGTAATAAGTAACATCGGATATTTCTTGCTCATACCTTTTTCTCTTTCATTTTCCAACCGTTCAATCGATAGACTTCACGTCTTGCTTCTTCCCGTGTGGCATACTCCCCGATTTTGGAGCCAAGGGTGAACTCCCCCGGAGGAGAGCACCCTTTGTCCTTCCAAGTCTCTTCCCGGTACACTGCCCATCGCTTCCCCTTGGGGCTATAGCGATACTCAGTTCGTACCAGTTCCATACCGGACAGCATTTCCATCAGTCGATGTCCTCCGTTTTCGGTTCCACGAAGAAGCTTTCGTCCTGGGCAACCTGAATACCGCACTTGGCCATTTGTGCCGGCATGGATTCCGCCTCACGGTCGGCCAACAGCTTGTCCTTGGCTATCTCTTCTGTTTGGCG